TTTTTAAGATATACTAAATCGTCTATAACAACGCTCCTTTCCGCTCTGCAATTATTTTTCCGAGCTATATAAGCCAATACTTCAAGTTTTTTCAAGTTCTATCTTGGAAATAACTGTACTGTTATGGGGCTACATATAAAAAATCTCAACATTTCTCAACAACCATGAGTAAATATGTTATTGCTTTTGGACTGTATATGGCAGAGACTCCACCTTTTTCCACCATAATGCTGATTCTTCACGCTTTCCTCACGCTTCGTTATCCATTCGCATGTATTATATACAGCCCCGTATCCTTGCAGTACTGTAATATTTCCACCTAATTTTCCATTCTATTGCTAAAATGGATATCTTCCACATGCCTGCAGTGCAGATCTGAATAATGCCAGTGTTTTTCGTTTGTATCCATAAACATCTGCATGGCATTTGTAATTCTGATCAATCCCTTTTCTGGCAAGGACCTGAAATGCCACGCCCTTGGATATACTGTAGAAGAGATCATCCTCAACCATAGGATTGCATTCATGCGCACATTGTAACAGCAGAAGCTTGTCCGGCAGTTCCAGATCCAGACAATACTGTTTCAGCTGTTTTTCCTCTCCCTTTTTAAATCCATAATCTGCATAAGTTGCTTCTCTGGTTCGCATATTTTCTTCCTTTCTTTGCTCCGCTTTAAGTTGTTCCCGTGTCCCATTTTTCTTTATGCTAACTCAAATGGATTCTTCCCATTCCGGTTTCTTCTCATTTCAGCTTCACTAATGATGATGTCTAACAGTTTTCTGCCAGACGCATTGACTGTAACATTGTAAGTATTTCCGTCTCCCTGTCCTTTCCCAGACTCTTCCCGAACAATCTGACGCAACAGACTTTCCGGTGCTTCCAAGTTGTTACCTTTCTTCTGGTCGCCTAATACCGCAAGGAATTCTGATCTTGGCGGAATAACTGCACCACTGGCCAGATACGGAAACGGAACTGAGTTTACTCTTGGAAGGCTCATGGAATAATTTCCCCATCGGCGTCCGCCATTAGGAAGCTGTACATTATATGAAAACGTAAAGCCTCTTTCAATTCCCGAGATTGCACTGTTTATGTTATTAATCATACCGTTTACTTTAGATATAATATTATTCAATGTAGTACCGATTCTATCTGCCGCCCTGGATATTGCTCCGGAAAGACCGCTTTCCATTCTGGATCCATAGCTTTCTACTTTGCCAACTAAGGAAGAAAGACTTTTGTCAATCGAGCCTGACATACCTCCAACCGTCCTATTGATTTCGTCACCGGCGTTTTTCCATTTTTTTGTCATGATGTTATACTGACTCTGGAACTGACTCTTAACACCTTTGGTCATCTCACCAAGGCTTAAGTTGGCCTGTATCTTCATGGCTCGTACATTCGTTTTCACTTCTTTTGCAGAATTTCCCCAGTTAAGCACCGTAGAATCATTTACTCCTGCAAAATTTTCTTCTGTACTGGACTTAATTCCGGCTGTAGCCTCTTCCACATCTGTCTGAGCGGTCTTTATTGACGAGGAAATCTTCTCCTGTGCTCCGACAATATTGGTATCTACTGCTGTAGTAACCGCTGTAGTTGCTGCCGGGAACTCCGCCCCTAATGCTGCATTCAGCTCATCCAGTGGTACGCCTGCATTCTTCAAAGCAGTGTAAACCATGTTTAAAGCATCCTGCGCACTCTTGGCACTTCCGCCAGTGTCCTGAAGCTGACTTCTGACTCCCTGATAGGTTCCACTAAATTCGTTCCCTTTCAGGCTTAATGTATAAAGAGTGTCCGATAAAACACTAATTGCTTCTTTCGCGCTCAGCGAAGAGAGATCAATCTGTCCTGCACTTTCAGAGAATCCCTGTCCCAATGCCAGCACTTTATTGGTCATATCTTCTACGAAGGTACCTGTTACACCTGCCTGAGCACCATATTGTTCAAGTATTGCTTTCGCCTGCTCAGCAGATATGCCATATTCTGCCAACTTATGGATAAAGCTGTCATACATTTCAGCATTGGATTTTCCCGCACTTTCATCGGCTTCAATCAGCTTCCAGAGATCTTCTGCCTGCTTTTGGGTTATTACATTCGAGGAACTCATTGCCCCAGCATAATCATGCAGATATCCACCCGCCTGTGTCAGAACACCGTTTCCACCCTGCAAGGTTTCTATAAATCCTGCCAGCTTTTCTGTTCCTACAATTGCCGCCGTAGCTACCGCCGCGATCAATCCTGCCGTTCCTACCAATGGGGCAAGAGATGAAGCAAGGGAAGTAAATCCACCCGCTGCCGCACTGGCGGCTTTTCCCAGTACAGATGTCAGGCTTCCGGAAAGAGCCGCTACTGCTTCAGATCCGATTATCTTCTTTCCTATTGCTCCAATCAGCAACTTTACCAGACTGCCAATCCCTGTTATATCCGCAATCTTTACAGCAATAAATGCTTTTCCGAGAAAAGCTGCTATTTTACCGGCTGTGCCACCTTCTTCCAACCCATCAAACAGACCTCCAATCGTTGTTTTGATTGCTTCAATGACCTGCCACAGATGTTTGCTCCAATCAATCTGGCTTAAGAATGTCCCTATTCCTTTCCCTACTTCTTCCCAATTTGTTTTTTGAGCCAGTTCAACCAAAGAAGTACATAAATTGTTCAGAAATATTTCCAGTTTCTGTCCATTGCCTTTCCAATCAAATTTTGATACAAAAGTATTGATTCCTCCCGCAATATTATCAACCATCTGTTTCCAGTTGAAATTGACAGCAAAATTGTAAAGAGTTGTAAATGCACCATTCAATCCAGTAGCAAGTGTATCTCCTATCTCTGAAAATGAAACAGTCGAAAAAACACCGTTCAGTGTATCCGCAACCGCCTTTCCAATATCAGCATAAGGAAGATTATGAACAAATCCGCTGAATATCTTCCAGGAAACCATGAACATGTTGCCAAGCAGCTGTCCAAGATTATTCCAGTTCACCTCACGAACCAGACCAGTAATACCTTCTGCAAATTTCTTTCCAAGATTCTTCCAATTTATTCCTGTAATCAGAAGATTCAGGGTATTCACAAGGGTATTAATACCAGCTCCTACAGTACGTCCTAACAAATCCCAATCAATATGATCAACCAGGCTATTAAATGTTCTTGTAAAAGCATCGCAGAATTTTGTGATCTTTGGGCCAACATTGTTCCAATTAATCACATCATAAATTTTTTGCAGGCCTTTGTTAATGCCGTTGGCAATATAAGCACCCAGTCCTTCCCAGTCCTCTTTTTTGATGAGCTTTCGGATCTTATCAGCAATTCCCTTTATAGAACTTGTGATAGGAACTTCTTCAAACATATCACCGGCAGATGGGTCTGTGTATTTGTTCCCGCCGCTTGTTCCTGTACTATTTGCCCCATCGTCATATCTATTAAGTTCATCAATCGGGCTAAGATATCCTTTTACTTCCTTTGCGGCTTTCTTGGCACTATCCGCTGTTTTATCCAAGCTGGCAGCATAGTCTTCCTGAACGCCTATTGCTTTTGTAAAAGTTTTTTGCCCGGTTAATGCTGCAATCAGCATACCTACGCGGGTAACCGCATCTGACATAAGATTAATAAACTTGACAAGAATCGGTGCGACTGTTGTCAATATTGGTGCGAATGCTGTTGCAAAAGAATTTTTTAATCTTGTCATACTGGACATCAATGAAGACATTGCTGTGTTTGCGGTATTAGAATACTCAGCAAGATTCTGAATTCCCGTCTTTACTCCGTCACCAACAGCATTTATAGCCTGGGACATGCCCGAAAACAATAGTGACATTCCCAACATCTCATCCAGACCTACCTTAGAACGTTTTGCCTGCTTATCGAAATTAAACATAGATTCCACTGCTTTTTTCATAGCAGAGACCATGCTTTTTACAGCCGATCCTACGCTCTTTAAAGCAGAGCCAATGTTCTTCATGACTGCACCTACACGTGCAGCAGCTTTCTGTAGATTCTGCATTACCAGAACAAGCTTGTTATTCTTTTCCTGATATTCCTCTACTTTTTTCTTCAGATTATTGTATGAAGAATATAGCCTTCCATTTATACGTTCCAGTTTCTGTGATTCCTCATCGTACTTCTGCGATGTATTTTTATAGGCATCTGTCGATTTAGGATCTATGTACGCACTGCCGGATGCCTGCATCTCCTTCTGTTTGTTCTGCAGTCTCTCCATGTCTGCCCATATTTCATCCAACTGCTTATCTAGTTCTTTAACAGGCCCAGAATCAACTGGAAATCCCATATCAATCCATTCACGCTGTTTAGATTCTATTTTTTCAAAGTCTGTTTCAAGAGCCTTGATCTGATCCGAAATCTGCTTGTATTCTTCTGTTTCTATTTTGCTTTTACCCAGCTCATCCAGCTTAGATTTTAATTCAGCAACTTTTCTTTCCTGCTTTTCATAGCTTTGATAAAGG